CGCCTTTAATCCACGAATTAGACTGTATTATCAGTGCTTTGTCATTTCTTTTTTTATTTTTTCTATTTTCACTTAAATTTTTAAATGTTTTATCTGTAAACGCTGAGCTTATTATGTAGTTATCTTTACTTTTGAGAAAAGGAAAGCGTTGAATGTAAAAGTCTCTTTGCCCTTCTGACATCCACATTAAATTTTTTGCTCCAAACATAAATGCAGATATTAATTTACCTAATGGTTTTTCATGACAATCACAATCATTATTTTCTACTTCTTTATGTTTTTCTGTTGATCTATATTGACAAAATTTATAATCGTATTCTACAATTGAATAATTCACATTTGCTACAATTGTAGGTATTAAATTCATATTGATTGCAGAGTAATTAAAAAATATCCAACTTTTCATTACTCCTGTTTCAATATTTTTCATATCCAATTCATTGCTTTTAATTTTACAAACTTTATAACCTGCATCAATTAAAGAATTGATGAATACCTCAGAAGTTAATTCAGCACCTCCAAGATATTCATCAGCGTATAAGTCAGAAACTACAACAATATCAGAATTTAAAATTAATTGATTATTGTCTTGTTTAGTATCAAATATATTTTTGTTAAACATTATCACCTCTTTTTGAGATAATAATACTGCTCAACAATCATTAATAAAACTTTAAAGTATTTTTGATGCCAAAAATGACAATTTAGATCTTTCACCTTTTTGAAGCTGGATATGTCCTGCCATTTCTTGATCTTTAAATTTTTCTGAAACTATGGTCAAACCGTTTGAGAGTGAATCAATATAAGGAGTATCAACTTGATCTGTATCACCAAGAAGAATTACCTTTGAATCTTCTCCAATTCTTGTTATGACTGTTTTTAGTTCATGAATAGAACTATTTTGAGATTCATCTATAATTAAAAATGTTTCAGAAAATGTTCTTCCTCTCATAAAAGCTAATGGTGCAATTTCTATTTGACCAGTTCTTCTCATTGCTTCAAAATAAGACAAGTCTTTATCTTTCATACCTTGTCTAAAATTATCCATAATTGGTGCAATCCAAGGTAACATTTTATCATCAGCATCACCTGGCAAAAAACCAATATCCCTACCTACAGGTTGAATATTACGTGTAATTACGATTCTTTTGTATTTTCCTTTATTTATACCCTCGATTCCCGCCATTAATGTTAAAAAAGTTTTACCAGACCCAGCAATACCGGTCAAAGAAACCAAAGGAACGTTGTCATCAAGCAAAAGATTTAAAGCAAAACTCTGCTCTCTATTTCTTGCTTTGATTCCCATAAAGTCTTCTAATGAAAGCTTTTCCATTTTTTTAATGATTCCTCTTTTATTTTGTGCTAAAATGGATTGACTTCCTGATTTAAGACATATAAATTCATTAGGAAAGGTTTTTCTACCAATTAAGTCTTCAATGTCTTGTGTTAAATCATCCTCTTCATTATAAAGCATATCAATTAAGTGACTTAAGTCTTGTCCTAGATCTAATTCAACAAAACCCTTGTAAGATTTATCATTGTCATCAATAATCTGATCCTTGTAATAATCTTCAGATTTAACACCTACAGCATCACATTTAACTCTAAAATTAATGTCTTTTGTAATCATAACTACAGACTTGTCAGATTCTAAAGTCATTTTTTTAGCTAGCGCTATCATCTTATTATCAGCATCATCACCATTAAGACCGTTAGGAATGTCAGAATAACCTTCTAGCGCAACTCTTATTGTCTGACCATTTTCTAATTCAACACCTTCGTGTATTGACCCACCTTCTTTTCTCAAATCATCTAAGTATCTATTGACATATCTTGCATTTTCTCCTATAATTCCTTTCTTAGACTTAAATCTATCTAATTCGTCTAATGAAACTATAGGTAATACAACATCATTTTCTGGAAAAGAATGAATTGATGTTTTATCGTATAAGAGGACGCTCGTGTCAAGTATAAAAGTTTTACGCACATTTACTCCAAATTTTGTAATTTATGTCTACACTATTTAATATATGATATAGGAGACGAATATAAATATGAAGTGTTACGAATTTTATAATAAACAAAGTAAAACCTGTCAACAAAAAAAATGCAGGTACTGGATTAATTCAAAAAATGACGGTAATTGTTGTGTTGCCGCTTCTAATTCAGGTAATAAAACTCTTCAAGACATCGGAGAGATTTATAATATAACAAGAATGAGAGTCTGTCAAATAGAAAAAAAGATTATCGAAAAAATAAAAAAGAGAGTAACAGAATCACTCTCTCTTAATTAAATTTAAGATTAAATCTTATTTTATTATTCAGAATCTTTATCAGCTGCTAGTGATACTTTAACAATATCACTGGCATTTGTTTTTAGTAGTCTAAGACCTTTACGTGCTCGAACACCTGCTGATTTATTTCCTTTAATATTTTTTTGAATATCAACTTCAAGTGTTTCAATAAGTACTTTAAGTTCTTGCCATTTTTGTTCCAAATCACTTCTTACTTCTGACATATTATCCTCCAATGTGTTTTAGATGTCTAAAAGCTTTTTACTTTGCTTATTATTATTATAATCAATTTTATCTTCTGTTAAACTAAATTTAACATTTTCGTCTAAAGATTTGATTTTTTCTACAGCTTCTATGATAATATTCATAGCATCTCTAGATTCTAACTCTATTGCTAACAATCTCATGATTTGTACTTTCTGTTTTTCAGATAGACCAAATTTTATGAGATTTTTTACTATTTGTCGACATTCAATCATTTTATCGACTTCTAGTTCTGTATCTGTTTTTCCTATATTCATTTCTTTATCCTAAGTTAATTTCATCTTCAATGACTTTTTTAATAATTTTAAATTTGTTTTCGCCATTAATTTCTAAAACTTTAATGTGATATTTAAAATCGATTAATTCTCTAGCAATTACTATTTGAGATCCCCAACATTCATTATCAATAACATCTAATGCATGTTCAAAAGTTGTTATATCAGTATTTTGACCTACAAGAAAATTATATAATTTACTCGGTAGTTGAAGTTCCATATCTTCTATAGTTGATAGCGTCATATCTGTATCTTTTCCTCCTGGAATGATTTCAGATTTACAAACATCAATAACTTTATGCAATGTTTGACAATTATTACATTGTACTATTTTCTCTATAAACTTCCCTGTTTCATTGTCGTATTTAGAATACACAGGAAATTTGTGAAATAAATGATTATCTAAATTTTTATCTTTATTTTCATATATTTTAAGAGTACAATGACATTCCAATAAATGCTTAACACTATTTAAAACTTTCATTTATTTTCCTCAACTAAAGCACAACCAAAACTTTCTATTGTCTTTATTAAACTTGTAAACTTTACTATTCCTACAATCAATTCTCTATAATTTAATATTCTTTTATTATCTTTAAAAAATACTGCTCCTGATTTAATATAGTTTATAGATCTTAAATAAGCATCCAATTCTGTTCTTTCTCTTTTAGTAAATCTTGAATCTAAAAAAATTTCAACTTTTTTAGAATTTAAATTTTTAATTCTCTTATTTAAATAATCAATATTAGGATCACCAATTATTGTATCGTTTACTTTTTGGGTTAAATATTCTAATTGTTTATCTTTCAATCTTTTGTCTTTATATTGTAATACAATACCATCACTATCAATAGTTATTCGCTTACCTCTCTTAAGCTCTCTTTTTACTGCAATTGATATTACATCTCCTTTGTGTGCAGATATAATATCATTATCGTGACATGCAGCAATATCATTTAGAATATTCACATTTTCTTCATTTACTTTTAGAGAAACAGGCATAACATTGATTGTTTTTCTTTTAAGATTCTGAAGTATTGTTGCCTTAACTTCTTCATGCATTCCCTTGCAAAAAACAACATAACATTCTTTATCTTCATAAGACTTTTGAAGTAGGTGATGTATTTCACCTACAGAGTCAATAAACCCATCTATAATAATATATTTGTAATTTTCTGCATGCCATTCTTTTTTGTCAAGTAAAAAAGAATTGTCAAATTCAAAATTAAATTTAATTTGATCTGTTTTTTTAATAAAAGTTTTTTCATTGAATGATTCTTTTACAAAAACAGTGTCATCTGCATCAATATTTTTAATTAAACTCTTAATAATGTTTTTATTTTTTTTACTTTCAATATTTTTTATTATTTCATTTAAATGATTTTTATTCGGTCTTTCTACTAAATTATTCAACTTATTTAAAATATTTTCTGTTATAAAATCTTTACATACTTCTCTATCTAAAGCATAAGCCTGATATGGGTGTTTTACATAAAAATCAACTAGCCACTCGGTTAATAGTGAACCTAAATCTTTAGAATTTAATTCTATTCTTGCAAGTTCATAGTCTATTACTCTTTTAAGGGTCTTAGAATTATCATCAAACTTATAGTTAAAAAAGTTCAGTGAGTTATTTTTAATATCTACTTTATCATAAAGTGTTACTTTATTTAGATGATTATTCTTAAACTCACTGATATTCTTCCCAAATGAATTTTTAAGCGAATTTTCTTTAATTAAATCAATGTATTTTTCGCTATTATTCATAATCCTATGAGTCTCTCCAAAGATTATTAGCTGCATAAGTTAAAATTTCTTCTGCACTATTTTCATTATAACCGTATTCTTCAATAAGCGTTTCAATCATATTTGAATATTTTTTCTTTTGTTTGTCGTCTCTAGACTTTGACTTGGTAACAATACGCGATATATCTTTTACTGAAGTTATCAAATATTGTTCTATTGCTTCTTTAAGAGGCCCATAAGATCGATAATCAACAGTTTCTTGTTTTCTTAATTTAGCAAACATATAAGCTGTAACATCATTTCTAAATCCATCTTTTGCAGAACCTACAACACCAATCATTTCTTCAATTGACTTCATGAATTTTTCATCAGGTTCTCTTTCTTCTCGAGTAATTTTATCTTTTACTTTAGATCTAGTTGTATAAGATTCTTCATTATCTAGATAAGAATCAAATAACGACTGTGCTTGTTCTTCGTAAGCAGTGATAAATGCCTTAGCAATTTCTGTTTCAAGTATTCTAAGATACTCTTCTCTGATAATATCTTGTAGTATTTCTAAATAATGCTCACGTGTATTATCATCAATAATTTGTTCTTTAACTTGTTTTACCAAACTATCAATAGCATTAATAGGAGTGATCATATTTTTATCTGAGTCTGATAATGCACGATCTAGTGACTTCATAATGAATCTTGTAGATATACCTTCCATACCTTCACGTCTTGCTTCTTCACGCAAATCTTTAATATCAATATTTTTAACTCTTCCTTTTTCTATAACACTTTCACCATTGTATATCTTAAGCTTGGTAAGAAGATCACACTTAGCAGAGGGTTTAAGTCGACTCATGATACTAAACATAGATGCGATTTTAATAGTGTGGGGAGCAATATGAGCCGACTTAAAATCAGATCGATTAATCATTTTTTGATAAATTTTCATCTCCTGATCTAATTCTAGAACATAGGGAACTTCTATCTTTAAAACCCTGTCCAAAATAGCCTCATTAGTGTGTTCTGCTTTAAATCTGTTCCACTCTGATTCATTACAATGGGATAATATAACCCCATCAAAATAAAGCATATCATTCTTACCTGGCGAAGGTACACGTTTTTCTTGTGTTGCTGTCAACATTGTATGTAGAAATTCAATTTCATTTTTAAATACTTCAACAAATTCTACAATTCCACGATTACCCACATTAAATGCACCATTAAGTGAAAGTACACGTGGATCATCTTCAGGATAAAGATCTAGCTTACTAATATCTTCTGTACCAATAAGGACTGATACATCTTGACTATTAGCATCCATAGGCGGAACTACTGAGATACCTCTTCTACCTCTTTGTGAAAATGATGATTGAACTATTGGAAATTTTTCGTATTCACCATTAAATTCATCCATCAATCTATGACGACATATAGGACATAGATCGCCCTCTATATGTATTCCTAGCATCTCTTCAAACTGGCCCCTTAGGTTTCTAGGTAAAAGATGCAAAGGTTCCTCACGTACTGGACATCCTTCAAGATGATATATTCTATCTGCCATCTCTAAAGAACTTTTAACATGTTCAACCAAAGCAGATTTACCAGCACCAACCGGTCCCATTAAAAGAAGAACTTGTCTACTTTCTTCACCTTTTAATGCTGCTGATTTTAAGAATCTCATTAATTTGTGAATTACAGATTCCATTCCAAAAAATTCTTTTTCAAAGTACTGATATTTTTTAATCTTTTCACCATTGAAATAATTTCTATAATTCTCATCGCCTACATCAAGCGTAGAAACACCTTGTTTATCTATTGTATCATGCAATCTTTTATGTGCTAACATAACAATATTTTTATTTTCGCTTAGAACTTCCAAATAATCTAAAAAAGTTCCTTTAAATTTTTCTGTTTTACTATTTTCACGTTGATTTTTAATCAACTCTAGAAATTTTTTCTGACTCATTTAAGCTCCTATGTTTAAATTTCCCACATCTCTTCTTCGACGATCGTAAATAGTTTTACCTCGCCATCCCATATTTGTTTAATACTTTTAACTACTTCTTCAGCATATTTTAACTCTAAATCTCTTCCATCATGTTCATGTTTTAATTCTAAAATTTTATTTTTCTTATCTAAATCGCTAACATAAATCAAAGGTATTGAATTAATTCCTGTGTTTTTTATTAACTGGTGTTTTACTTTTTTCCAACCATCTTTATCTGAAACTTCAGTAACTTTAGCACCTCCAGACTTTGCATTACGTTGATATTCAAAAAAGTTTAACTCAACCATATCTTCTTCTTGCAAATACATTCTTAATGCTGATTCATCATCATGTATTTCTCTTATAAAAAAGCATTCTTCTAATCCTTGTTCTCTCTCTATTTTTTGGAATAAATAAAATCCCAAATGATATGGATTAACTCCACCAATATGAGGCCTAACAACAGCATTATGCATTTTCAAAAAAGGAATATGAAATTTTTGAGGTATTTCTAATTCATGCAGTAATTTGTAATGCCAAAAAGATGCCCATCCCTCATTAAGAATTTTTGTTTTAATTTGTGGTATAAAATAATGTGATTCGTCTCTAACAATATTAATTAAATCTAATTGCCAATTTTCATATTCACCATAATCTAATAAAAATCCTAATAAGTCTCTATCTGTTCCAATAAATGACTTTTTACGAATCATATCAACATATTTATTTCTTTTTTCTTGTACAAAATTACTCTTATTAATCTTTTTAATAAAATTATTTTGTTTTTCTTCAGGAGTCAATCTAGGCATTTCATATCTTTCAGTTTGAAACCTAATTGTATGTAATGCATCTAAAAAACTTTCTACCTTTTCTGCACCTATCATAGGATCTTCTGAATATTCATATATACGTCTTTTTGCATTACGCATTTTTGATACAATATTTTCAGGTGATGTATTTCTAAAAGTTCTATTATTTTTAAAAAAATCACTATGACCAATACAGTGTGCCATAATAAGAATCTGAAGATAAAGAGGATTCTCTCTCATGAGATAAGCAATTGAAGGATTGCTATTAATAATTAATTCATAAGGAAGTCCTTGCATTCCCATATTATACTGTTGGTGTGTTACCTCAAAAGACTTACCATAACTCCAATGATTATAATGACTAGGCATACCATGATATGACATGTGACCAATCATTTCGAAATAATCACAAACTTCATAATTAATTGGATGCCAATCTAAACCAAATTCTTTAGCTTTTTTACAGATTATTTCATCCCACTCTTTGAGCTCACTAAAATTCCAATGTTCTGTATATTTTTTAGTCATTATTACTTCCAAAAAGTTTTTTAAATTCTTCCCATATATCTTCCTTAGAATCTATTTCAACAATTTTAAAATTCTTACATTCTAAAGGTTTATAGACTTCAGACATAGGTTCACCCCAACCTGCTGTTCCTTTTCTTCCATCAGTTATTTCTATAAAACTATATAATTGACACATATCAATTAGCTTCTTACTTATATCCAATGCCTTATCATTATCTTCAATCCAATTATCTCCATCAGAACAATGGAAAGTATATATATTCCAACTAGTAGGTGGATATCTTTTTTCCATAATATCAACTGCTTTTTCTATACCAGAACTTATATAAGTTCCACCACTTGAACCTCTTCCAAAAAACTCATCTTCATTTGTTTCTTTAGCTTCAGTTGTGTGTGAAATAAATACAATATCTGTTTTATCATAACGATATCTAATAAATTGATATAATAAGAAAAAGAACGAACGTGCTTTAAACTTTTTTGATTTTGTCATAGATCCTGAAGTATCCATAATAAAAAATATAACAGCATTTGTGACATTCTTTTTAGTTATTTCAATATGCTTGTATTTTAAATCATCTTTATGAAATGGAAAACGTTCTCCACTTTCAGGATCATAAGTTCCTGCTTTAATAGACGCTTTCTTACGCCTTATTTTTCTTTTAATAGTTTCTTTTTTAGATAATCTAGGTCTTATTCCTTCTTTTCTATAACCTTTTCTCTTAATAGTGTTATTGAATATATTAGGAAAACTTTTCTTTTCTAAATCGGGAAGATTTAAATCATCAAAAAGATATTTTGCTAATTCATCTAAAGATATATCAACTTCATAAAATTCTTCACCTGCTGTGTTCCCAGGTTTATCAGGCTGACCTCCATTTTTCTTTTTATTTTTAGGAGGAGAAACTTGCTGACCTTTTCTCACATCTTTACCTTGTGCAGATCCAACTCTAGGATTATTTTTCCCATAAATAAACTGATATTCTTTAATACCTCTTACTGGTATTTTTATTCTCTTTTTCCCGTCTTGTCCAATTATGCTTTCTTCCGCAACTATATCATGAATTCCATCTTTGATAGCTCTTTCAATCTTTTCTTTATGTCTTCTTCTATCAGTTGCTGAGCGATCTGCTGAAGATTTATGTTCTTTAAAAATTGACATTATTAATTATCCTCTACTATTAGTATACTCTATTATTCATAAAGTTAAATAAAGTATTATAGTAATGTACTATATTAAAGATAAATTATAATTTACAATTTTTGTAATTAATAACATATACTTTATATTATATTAATAATCTACTATCTCTCTCTATTAATAATTCAACTCTATCAATCAGGATATACTATTAGTAAATTATAATTTTTAAACATACCTATTTATATAGGGGTAAATTATGTTTAAAAAAATTATAGGTTTGGCTATGATAAGTTTCTTATTTGTCGTACAAGTAGGATGTTGTGTCAATAACAAATATAGCAAACCAAAAGACGTACTAAATGCTGAATATTTAAATTTTAAATTTAAAAACAAAAATAAAATTCTTCACAATCAAAACTTTGTGTTTCTAACTTCTTTTGTCATGACAAGAGACAGTAATAACTTCAACTCAATCTGTTATGTAGATGAAGATAAAAGTGATCTATGCTATGATCCTTTAGTTCCACTTACATCAGCCTCAGGTTATGTAGTAAATGTTAACAAAGAAAAAATTAATGTATTAACAGCGGCTCATTGGTGTAAAACTCTAAACACAGAAGATATAATGGACGCTACAGGATTAATCTTTGAAAAAGACCCTTTAGTTGGAATGTATGCAACATTTATGGGTAACGATTATCTAATAGAGAAAAAACCTATCATGAATGAAAAAGATGATCTATGTCTAATTGAATTCGAATCAAAATTTTATAAATATGCAAAAAATATGAAAGTAGCAAATAAAGCCCCAGACATTGGAGAAGAAATTTATGCAATCTCAGCACCACAATGGTCACATGAAGATGAAATAAGACAACATTATCAAGGCAAATTTGCAGGTTGTAATAGTCATGAATGTAGTTTTACAATACCAGCAACATTTGGAAGCTCAGGAAGTTCAGTCATTAATGGAAAAGGCGAGATAGTTAGTATAATAGCTAAAGCTGCTGTCGACTTTAACAATCTAGCAGTAGGTCCAAAGCCAGAAGCAATTAAACAATTTTTAAAGGAAAACTTATGAAAAGATCTGATATCAGGAACTTTATTAAAAGATACTATAACAATGAAAAATTTGTTAATGAAGAAATGACACCTTCACAAAAACAAGATAGAATTGCACATGCTGACGCTGCATCAAAAGGTGAAGAAGAATATGAAGCTGAAGATGGATCCAAACAAAAAGTAACCTTCTCAAAAGAAGAAGGTGAAAAAATACTAGCAGAGGAACTTCAAAAATGAAATTGTTCGTTGATAAATCACTAAATATAGACGATCAGCAATTAAATTACCTCGGTGAATTTTGTAATTTCTGTGCATCAGAATTACCTATAAATGGATCTTTCAATGTCTATGTAGTAACTGATAGACCTAAACATGGAATAACAACAACAGCACTTTACGAAGTCGGAAACAATACATGTCGCGTATACGGTAAAGGAAGAGCTCTTCCTGACATTATGAGAAGTATTGCACATGAAATGACCCATATGATGCAAGATCAAACAGGCTTACTTATAGGGCATATTCAAGATGCCGGGGGTTTTCATGAAGATCAAGCAAATGCTCGAGCAGGAGAACTTCTTAAATTATTTGCAAAAAGTAGCGACGATAGAAAAAGAATTTACGAATCAATTAGAAAATCTAAATCAGTTTTTTAATCGCTGTTATTATTTCTTTAGCTGTTTTAGATTTATTTTCACTTAACTTGCTAACATATTTACCTACTGGCATTACAATTTCCATCTGTGTACATGCCGGATCGATCGCAGTAAATGAAGGTATTAAACTTCTCTTAACCCATCTTCTAAGACCAATTTTGATATTTCCACCTAATCGTCCCTCAATTTTATCTAATTTTAATCCAGTTATACCACCAGAAACATCTAATTTAATTTTAATAGGCTGATTCAAAGTATTACTACTGTCTTTCAATAGATTAGAAAATTCTGACAATGCATTCTCTGCTCGAGTTGGATTTACAGTATAGTTAGGTGATGTAGGAATATATGCTGGGACTAGCACTGTATCTGGGTTTTGAATAATTTTTGTAACAAAGTCACCTAAGTCTATTACTGCACCAGAATAAACTGCAGTTGATTTAATTTTATCTCGAGGATTAACTTCAGACATAGATGCTAAGTCCATAACTAATTTTAACAAACCCGGTCCATGGACTTGTGGTTTATAACCAAATCTAGGACCAAACGTATGAAAGTTTGTAGATAATCCCACAACATCTTTGAAAGATGCACTATTTTTATTAAATTTTCTTAATGCTAAAGTTTGAAGAGCTTGCACGAATGTAGGGTGATTTTTCTGCATATCAGGTGACTTAATTGCAAATTCAATTTTTTTATCTGCATCATCTCTTTCTTTTTCTAATGCAGTGTTTCTAGCTCCAGCATCAAAACCATCCATACCTTTGAAATATTCATACATTTTATTGATAGCATCTCTAATATCTTCTAATTTTTTAGCCTCAACAGGATCAACAGTATCTGCACTAGGAATTTTTAATGCATCTCCATATTTTGTACCCATGTCTTTGCCTATATTAAATTTATCTTTATTGAAAGACATATAATCATAAAGATCTTTACCCATAGGATCTTTTTTCTTCATAAATTGAAGTATCCCTAAGTTAAGTGAATTAAAAGATTCTTTGCATGCATTAAATTCCAAAATAAAATCTTGACTATAAAACCATGTGTTGAATGTATTAATATCTGTCGCACTTATTGTTCCGGGAGTAACACCAGGAGTTATGGCTAAACCTGACGGAGGCGTACCAGCATTTAATTTTTTACTTAACCTAAATAAATCAGTTGCTTTAACAACAATAACTTTTTCCAAATTAAATTCTGACACATTCGAAGAACTATATAGTGCATGAATGTGTCTAGCCATTTGCTCAGGAAAATCTGGATCATTTGTACTCATAAAATATTTATTACTAATTGCTGTTGCATTTGTTTCCCAAAAACTAGCATACCAAGCTAATTCATACGCAGTTTTAGGTTGTGATCCTTTTGTATCTGTGGTACTAGTATGAATTCTAGGAAGAGTAATCATGTCCACAGATGGTTGAGGTCTTGGGTATATTAATACATAACCGTTAGCATCAGGCATGTTTGTAAATGTTGCATCTAACTTAACACCTTGATATTTATTGCTCTTTGTTTTCTTTTTCTCTGATAATATTTTTTGTATTTCACTGCGGATATATGACTCGTTTAAAGAACCATACTCTTCTTTTTTACCTTTTAATAATACTTCAAAAGATCCTAAATCAACTTCAATTTGTTCTTTATATGCTTTTATATTACCCGACTTTATATCTAAATCTTTAATGGCTAACGATGCATTATAACCCGGAGTTCTTTCTAAAATTTTTCTTACAACTAGTTGCTGATTTTTTATAGAATCATCAACATCTGCAGGTAGCCTCATTGCACGAGAAAGAAGACTTCCTGCTTCTTTTGTCATGTCATATGCCATTTTATAGAACTGTTGTGCATCATCTGAAATTATATCTCCACTAGCAACAGTTGCGCTATCAACATTAGTAATATCAATTGTACGATTATTAAAAGCGTCTACATATCTTCCATCTTCACCAACTGCATAGATTCCTAATGCTTCTTGTTTGACACCACCCAAAGATGCATCACCTAACCATTCTGATGCACCTAAATATGCAAAAAACATACGAGTCATGGGTAGTTTTTCAGAGTCTATATCATTCTCAATTAATTTTTTTAATAAAACAGAGTAAGCTAATACTTCATTATCATCTAAATATCCTAAAACGCCTCTCATTCCACCACCTTGATAAACATCAACGGTAATTTCTCGATATTGTGTTTCAAATATATCATACAGCTCACCAAAAACTTCTTCTGTTTGCGATGAAAAATCATCTAAATTCTTTGCATCAAAAATAGGACGTCCTTTATTATCATACTTAACAGAAGTAGCTTTAAGTCCTGATAAATCAAAGTTCTTTTCAACCATGAACTTAATCCAATAAAAAGGACGATAATTATTATTTCGAACAGGATCACCAGACATCCACTTTGTAGTTGAAGTTATAGTAGGATTATAAGGCAAAGCAGCTGTAAATCCTGTTAATGCTGTTTGAACAGCAGTATCAGATGCACCAAAAAGATCTTTAGGTGTAATATCTTTAGTGTAAAAAGATCTAAGCTTTGCTTCGATACCTCCCGGATCTCCAAATATTTCTTCAGCACCTCTAGCAGCATCTTCATCATCGTTAATTTTTTTCATGATTGCTTGCATTATGTCATTTTCAAGTGAAGGTTCACTTGGATCGAATCCAGTTATATTATTTCTTTCTATTTCTAATATATTAGCCAAAGCATCAAATTCTTGTTTATCACTATGACCTAATTTTGGGAAGGAAGTATCATCTGTAGGTTGGGAATAAATTATTCTTGATGCACCCACAGTTCCTGATGATCCAGGTACAACTGATCCTGCAGTTGTTGTACTTGTTGCTGTTGCAGGCGTAGCAGGCGCAACATTAACAGCAGCATGAGCTGCACTACCAGGCTGTAATCCTTCTTCAATTTTAGCTTTGATTCTATTAGATATAATTTTTCTAATCATTTTTTCTGTTAACATTTTATTCCTCTTCTTCGTCGTCACTAAATATACCACTTACACTATCTGTTATTCCTGATAAGGTACTCGATATATTTAAATTATCACCCATATTACTCATTGCATCACATAATGTCTCAACTGTTTTTTGCCTTATTTCTTCTGTAAAAATAACATCAAAGATCTTTTCTCTAATAACGCTGGTAACCATAGTTAATAAAGCCTCAGCATCAATACCTTCTTCACCGCCTAAAACACCTTGAATATTGTCCATGAATTTGTCACTTATTCCTAATTCTGATTTTGCGGTTGGTGCTATCGATTGTTTGAAATGACCTACCATTTTATCAATAAAATATTCAGCAATTGCTTCAACAACTCCATTTAATATCACATCTAACCAAGCTTCACATGCACCTTCTTCCCACTGATCAAAGTATTTTTTAATTTGCAAAAAATCCATTTCTTCAATTGAGTTAATAATAATTCTTCCTAATATCTTATCCGGATCTAATCCAATTTGTGATAATATTGCTGTTGCAACTCTTTGTTTAGCAGCGTCAATAACAGGATTTGCTATTTGACTGTATATCATATCTGCTAATGATTTACTTTCTGCTTCTAAAAGAAATTTATTTGCTGCTTGATGAGATTCATAAATACTCATTCCTGTCTGATTACTAATTAATTCAACTAAATCAGATTTAAAAACTTTTTGCTTTCTCATTAATCAAGTCTCCTAATGATCTTTATTTTCTATAGATAAGTATTTTCTTCGATCATTAGTTTCTTCTATAATTTCACAGTCGACATCTATTATTATATTATCTTTATTAAACTTTGTAAAGTTGAATTTAGGTGTATTATTATCAACATGTTTCTTCTCACGCCTTTCTTTTTCTTTATCTGCAAAATCAATCCATTTATTTAAAATTACAGTAGTAGAAAAAACAATAACAACAAATACGATAAGAATAAATGTCATTCCATTCATAAATTAAATAAAATATATTGCATATCAATAATACACAATATATAATAACCCCCACTAAGTAACTATCACTACACGTGCAAACTTATAAATTTCATGTTATACTATTAATATAAAGATAAAAAGGAGTTACACAATGCTGTTATTTTTAATTACAAACATTTGCAATGCATACACAAAAAATGATATGAATACACAACATCACTGGTACAACGAACCACAAATTGTACTTTGCAATGATTCACATATACCTGAAAACAATATCAAAACAGCAATAAATTTTTGGAAAAACTTAGGATTTAAACTTAATAAAGAAATTATCAAAAAATCATGCGAAGAAGAATTTGTTAGCAATGAAATAAGAATCACAGGACAAAGAGACTTAGACATAAAAAGATATTATGGTATGACATATCGTAACTACAATCAAATTGGAGGCAATTTTTATCTTGACGCAGCGACAATTAAAATTGATAATAACTATACACAAGATCTAGATCTTATCATTCATGAAATAGGTCACTCACTAGGTGTTGATCATGAAGAACATGATAAAAGTCATATTATGCATCATTTAGTTGTTGAATCATCAATAACAAGACACTTTTAATTAATTCTACTCAACATTTCAATACCTGCAAACCCTATTACTTCTTTATCTCTATTAGATAACATAATATGTGCATACCCGATTCCTCTGACTGAATAAACTTTGTATACCAAAGCTAAACCAGAGAATTCGGGTATTTTTAATTTTAAAGAAGATCCTTGCATACCTGTAGATGCATAATAAGGCACAAATTTTACAACATCACCAACTTCAATATTTTTCAAAATTATTTTTCTCCCGGATACATGTGTCCTTCCCATTCTAATCTACCCGCTCTGTGCAATGCATCTATAACAGGTTTTTGACCACCGCCAGACATATAGTGAGTACTAAAATAAACTTTCTGATGCCATGGGTGATCTGCACCTTTGCTTATTGCTATTCTATCATTTGTCGACATCATATCAGAAGGACAATTTCCAATATCAATATCTTCTGAAAAGACGTCTGCCCTAAACTGCAAATAATAATTCCATAATCTTGCTGCTTCATTAGATACACTATTTCTGTCACATATCAAACCAAACTTTCCTGCCAATTCCATAGCTACATCATACATGAGCGGTCCAAAACCACCCATTTTATAATCTTTATGAACTTCTGCCCAGTATACTTCCCAAGCATCATTACACATACCTACCCATTTTCTCATCTCCAATTCAGCAAATAAATCCTCTACCGGTTCTGGGAGTTTAGGATCTGTATACTTATATTTAATATAAATAGAATAACTAGGCATGTTTATTAATGTATTTGGATCTAGATCTGCAAATCTTTCTTTCATGTCAACTCTACCTAGACTTTTAAGCGGAGTTACAACAATTCCATTATCTTTTATGACAACAGTGTAATCATCGCTAAGCTGCTCTGGTGTCACTGCACCTTCCCGCAATATAATATTACGTATAATATCTCTAAGTTGATTCTCAGTTAACCTCATTTATTTATCCTTTAATAATATATCCATTCTAAAATACCTAACCTCTCTAATTCACTAATTGTATTGTCATTATAAGGTTTTTTAACGTATCTATTAGTCGACCAATGAGATCTATACTTAATTTGCGATATCTGATCTTTACCTGGATCATGAAGAGGATCAGTAGGAAACATGTCATTTAAGTACTGTGACTGGACACAGTCATCATATTCATCATCAGGTGTAATAAAAGGCTTATCAATATAATCTAAAGGAATAGGTTTTACATCAGGTCTTAATGCTAAATAATGATTCCAAACACTTCTAGCTTCTTCTGATGTAATCGTACGGTCAGGCGTTAAACCTCTATCTCCAGCAACTTCAATACCTATATCATAAAGAACTGGACCCAAACCGTGATATTTAGGTATACCCCGCTCAATAAAAATGTCAGCAACCATCCATGCTTTATTACAATTACCATGATATGGCAAATCAATCGGTCCATAAGATATAGCATCTAACCCAAGTTCAACCAAACTCAAGTGACCTACATATCCTCCATCAGAATCTGTCACAGAAAGATTTAAACCTCCTGGATAATACTCTCCTATTATCTTTAAACCCAATCTCTTTATATCATTAGGAGACATCATTCCTTCTGTCAATAGGTTTTTACGTATAATCTTTCTAAGTTGATTCTCAGTTAACCTCATTCAACTCTCCTATACTATGTTATATATTTAAAAAGGAGGCACGCCATAATAACTATCAGAATCATCGCTACTTGGGTTTGTAGTAATACGTATCAGATCGCTGTAATTATTAGGTTTTTCATTTCTAAGAATGTAAATTAATTCTTCAACATCGCTTTCATATCTATTTTTATGTTTAGGAAGTGCGTTATTGATTTGTCCATCAATTCTATCTAATATACTTAAAAATCTAGAAGATGATGTCATTATTTGCATACCTTGTTGATAGTTTTTTTCTAAAGTACCTGAGTCACTTAAAAGCACGATCAGTGCATCTATTTTATCGTAAGTACTTAGCCCCTCTGATATTCCATTTGATTCCAGGACAGCTTTGGCTTCCGGATCAGAATTACCCGCGAAAAATTCTTTTTTATTCCAAGTGTCAATAATGTACTGGATGATATTAAATTTTTCTGGATTATCACTGTTGTAATTACTGCCTATAATAGCATATAAATCTTCTTTTCCATCTTTCTCTCCTGCTTCACCAAACGCAAAAGAAGCGTCTTCTAAACCTAGTTTATTTGCGCTATCTACTATTAAATAAGAGTGCAATTCTGTAAGCTCTGACATATAATAGTCCATTGCACGTCTTAAGCGATCAATTCCTCTTTCTCCAGGTAGAATTGCCTGTTCTCTCACCTCATCTAATATAGTTATCTGTTGGTTTAGTACAAGAGTACTACGGTCAGACCAGCCCCCATCCCTTTCTTCCTTTAATTCGAGTATTTGCTCATGAAGTTTCAAATCATAATCGCTACTCATAACAGCAGTTTGCTGCAAGAAAAAATCAAACGCACTAGAAAAACCCAACATATAATTTACACAATAATATACTTCTCTCAAGAATATTTTTTCAAGAGTATTGTCTGGATTTTGCGGGCCATTTAATGATTCTTTAATAAGTCTCATCAATTGTTTTTTAGTTATTCTCATATCTTTCTCCTATTCATAATTAGGAACACGAAAAAGAAAAAACACAGAAAAAAGAAAACCGGCACGTGGCCGGCGCGACTTTTACTCTACGATCGCCGAGTAAGACCCATGGGTCATCCTCGCCTCATCTCTACTTAATATCTTCCCCAGTATCTTTTTCTATATAAAGAACCTCGAGATAATCCTTCCTGCAAACTCTGCCCCGGAGTAGTATCACTTACAATAGGAATCTCAACTTTGCTTAACACATCACTCAATGTGCCTACAGCATCATATAAATTTTCAGCCGTATAAATAGATACAGCATCTGTCTTATTGGAGTTAGCAACTCTATTATAGAGCTCTATGTATTCTTTATTACCCGTTTGCGATGCTAGTCTTAAAGTTTCAGAAATATCTTTCGCTAGAAAGTCAATACCGGCTTTGTAATATATACCTACTGTATTCCAGTTGTCAACAGTTGCCTCCATATATTCATTATAATCCCGCACACCTGTGAATATACTGTCATAATTAGTCTGTATTCCTCCCCCAAATTTGTACTTCTTATCTAAATATGTTTCCAACGCAGTCCCTTCTGTGCCAGTTATAGTTGTTAACCAACGCTTCCATGGCCCGTGTAAAGTACTAGCTTTTAATTCGTGCGCACTAATTCTTATATCGTTTAAATACTTTACAAATTCATTAAAACCTTCACCTTCGTGACGATACCCGCCAAGTGACATAGTTTTGCCAGAGCTATGCATTGTTCCTATTGCATCTTTGACAGTTGTTGTCATAGTATCTCCATGAAGTGCGGATGTTAAATGGCCATCAACAAGAATACCAAACTGTGGAAATATACTTCCTAACATCGCTTTGGATTGGGAAACTGCATCACCTCCATACACACTTAATATCTCTTCAGGTAATAATACAGTCGAAAGCTCCATTCCGCTTTTATTTAAAATACTTTCAAAAGCTAGCGTATACCCAGAGAGGTTGTTGTCTGCTATGCCGACTTCTTTAAATTTTGCTAGGTCTTCTTTTGATTTTCCCCGGTCATAAGCATTAATAGCATGAAAAAGTTTATAACCGGCATCCTCATATTGTTCACGAATTTCTAAATTAAAGAATTTTTTAAGTGCCCGTGCATAAGATTTTTGAACTGTTAGAAAGATGTTCATGTCTTTATTGTCACGTGAACTTACCATGTCAAGAATATTATTTTTTAAATCATCATTTGTTTCACCAGTAAATTCAGAGACATATCCGTTTTCATACGTAATTTTAATTTTATTAACCTCTCCACCAGTTAAACTTAAGGATTCCTCTATGTTCTTAATTTTATAATCTTTAAGACCGTGCTTCCCCAATTCTTCGTCTAATATATTTTGTGAAAGATTATCAAAATCTTTTTCTTGCTTATCACGATAAGCAAGCCTAGCTTTTCTTTTCGATCCGGTGACACCGGCTATAGCTGCATCTTCTCTTTCTTTACGTGTCATATACTTTTCGTTAATCAACGATTCGATAATTAATATTAATTGTTTTCTTGTTAATTTCACTCAATATTCCTTTTCTACTTAGGGTGTAGCGTTAACGTAATAATTCCATCAGATAATCTATTTTTTCTGATGCTTTTTTATCAGATAAAAATTCAGGATCAGCGAGTGTCGGCCGGCCCATTGCTTGAGTACCGTCAAATATGCATATTCGAATTTTTTTATCTGTAATTAGTCTCATAAGAGCTGATTTATTTTTAGATATCAAATTTAAATTTAGAGAATTTTTAAAATATACACCGTATATTGTTTGCATCTTATGATCATTTATTATTGCTAGTTTAAAACCAGGTATCTGGTGTATGCCGGCAAAATATGCAAAATCACTTCCTATAATATCTCCGGGAAATTTAAATTTTTTTATAAAACTTAATATTTCAGAAGCTAGTATTTTCTTGCCATCAGATCGTTCATCAACAAAATTTTGCAACTCACTTTCAACATCGATGGATGCATCATACTTGTACATTTGATCCATTGCTCTTTGAACGCGTTCCGGGCTGCCCGGATAAAAATAATGCATTACTAATCTTTCTAATTCTTCTTTTGAATTAAAAGATTCGAATAAAATAGTTTCCCTAATGAGACGTCTTAATTTTCTACGTGTTATTTTCATATTATCCTACTCCTATCCAACCTGCAGATCCCGTCAATGTCGGAAAACTACCTGTTTGAATTCCCGTGTAACCGGCGATGACAGACACTGTCGTGTCATTCCCAGTGTCTGTTCGAAACCACAACTCTTTACATTTCATTTCAAAGCGAAGCGACTTGACAGAGTGCTCACCTGTTTCCTTGTTGTCAGTCTCGAGAAGAAAATAACAACCATCACCTGTTACATCATTCACGCCGTTTTCTGTAAAACCCACTCGAACCGTTCTATGAGAAGATGCATGAACTGAGAAAGCAAACCAGCGTATTACATTTGGAAACTCGATTTTCACCGATCCGGTCGTCAAACCAGTAATTGTTTTGACAAAGGGCCGGCCTGATACCTGATATTCAGGCACCCAACCTACCCCAGGCTTCGGATTATTTAAACTCATAATAACTCCTTATTAGAATTAATTAGGAAAAAGTTTTAAAAAGTTCTCAGAAAATTTTATGATATATGCCCTAATTCCCTATGATGTGGCCGTTTAAGTGCCTCTTTATATCGCCTAATTACTTCATCTACTTGACTTTGATCATAAGCATTACCATTTTCATCATAAAGTACATCTGCACCAATTCCCGGACCAGTAACACAATAATCAAAAATCTCTTCTGCAATATCTCTAAGCGACATCCCTCCCTGTGACATTGCACCAGCATATGCTTGCGGATCATAACTGAAAAATTCATCTACAACATCATAGATCTGATCTTGTGTTACACCACTGCTAACATAGTCAATCGGTCTTGGTTTTATACCCAATGGACTAGGTCTGTTTTGATCTAACGACGATTTAATAATTTCACTCTGGTTAGGATCATCACTTTGCAATATATTTAATCTATCTATATAATCAGGATACTGTCTTTCAATATTCGACTCTGATTGCTCAATAGCAGTTCTAAAAGGAATACCGGTGGTATAAGCTTCAGCTATTAGTCTTCTTAATTGTCTTCTACTTAATTTCATAACACCTCCTTAGAGATAAATAGGAAAAAGTTTTGAAAATTTCCCGAAGAAATTTTTGTGAAAAAAATCCAATATCCACAGTTCTTGGTCCCAGAAAAAGACTTTTTTATTGTTGTAAATCGAAATATTGGCAAATTATACTCTATGAGTAGAGAGCAGTAGGTAAAAGTTTTAAAAAATTTCAGGAGAAGAAAGAGTATCAAAGCCAGCGCAGGGCCGTCTTGCGCCCGCCCATGGGCTGGCGGCGCAGTAGCGCGGGGGGTAGCGCCCTCAAGGGGCCCTCTGAGAGCCAAAAGTAGAGGCGCCCTATAGCGGTCTGCGGACAAGTTGTCTTGGGCGCGCTCCAGCGCGTCGAATTGCACGAGAGATGTAGCGTGCGCTGTAGCGCCTGAGATGACGCGTCAATACACTGTGTCTCGTGCAAAAGACGTCATGATGTGTTATAATATAACCATAAGGCAGGATTGGATCATTATCCACCAGCTGGCTCCCACGGAGCTTTGGTTCTACCTCTCATTCATGCAAGTGTTCACCCCGCTTGTTATAATATTATTACTAACCAACCAAACCGGAGGTCTTTATGACTAACACAACACAAACCCCCATCTCTGAGTTAACTCTTGCTCAAGTCATCTCTCTTACCCAAGCTGGGCTTATTGGTCTGCAAGATGGAGTACCCGTCTACACAGACAAAGCTGATAGAGCAGCAAAAGCTGGTGCTACCAAATCCCGTAGACAAGCTGTCCTCTCTGAAGTCACAGAATTCTTTGCCTCTCCTCAGGGACAAAAAGCTAAGTTCTTCTCTGTGAAGCCCACATCCGGAATGTTTGCAGCTTGTGCTATAGCTATCAATCAACATGTTGATGCCACCCGTGAGGATATCCTTTGGTCTCTCAAGCAGCTTGAGAAGAAGGGACTGGCCAAACAAGTTGGTATCAAAGGCAAGATTGTTGGAGAAGACCGTGGACTTCCTAAGAAGGAAATGGTTATAGTTCCAGTAGCTGAGGTCAATAACTTCCAACGCCGTTGGGTACATAGCATTGAAGCTGCACCAGCTGAAGATGCTCCAGCAGGAGATGACTCTGCCGAATAGGCGGGGTCTCTTCCCCACAAGACAGCTCTAGCAGCTGTCTTTTTTTGTACCCTTCACAACGTGCGCCACCCACGACGCATGGGGATCCAGCCATATGTCCACCACTCCCAGACGCGTCAGCAGACGCCAGTGATCTCCCACTCTTCTGCCGTCGACGAATGGATGTCTCTTTTCCGACTGCGAGAGCTCAATATCAGACAACTTACGCACAGCCAGCAACACGTCACCTAGTTCCAAGCTCATCCTCCCGTCTGTGACTATAAGATCTCCTACCTCTAAAGACATCGGATCTACACGGATCTTTCCTCTTCCCATCTACTCCTCCACACAAGATGACTGCACGAGACGATTGGTGCAAGTCATCTCACCAATTGTCCAGTCAGACAAACCCATCAGGCACATGTCAACATTTGCGCCGCTCTTCTTCAGCACGCGGTACACTGTCTTCCTGGCACGCTCCAAATCTGCTGTAAGTGGATAGGTCTGCTTCTGCTTTGCGTAGTGGCGTCCTAGCACCAGGACGAGATAGCTTTCACGCTTATCACCCCACCCAAGCTTCTCATGCATGGTGACTTCCACGAGATCCCCTGCGTTCCACTGCTGCTTACGCATCTCCGCCTCCGCGTGAGATCCCCTGCACGAGATGGTAGTCGAAACGCATATTATGTGAGCACCACCATACTTCCTTACTCTTCCAACTGTACAATTTGTAGTGTATCTTGTCCACGTCAACCACCAGCGAAAGATCTCCATGGACGTTGGTTGTCCGCGGATATCTGCCGTGATTGTTAACTAAGCGCACAAGATCTCCTGTCTGAAATAGTGGCATGTTATCTCTTTCCATCCTGTCCTCCTCCTGTAATTCTCTGCAAAAGCCACTCCGGCTTAAGGTGCATTTTGCCTATTGCTGTGCCACCAAATTCGCCTCTGGTGCGTAGCACGGTGTATCGCCACCTGTTGTTGCTTGCTTGGCCACGCCAAAGTTGATATGGCTGTGCGTCCAGCACTAGAACCAGACGCTTGAAGCCATGTCGTAGTTTGCACAGCACCAAGTCGCCTTCTCTAAAATATGGTGTCTCTCCTACATCCATTTTGTGTGCACCTATATTATATTATAATGTTGTGTAAAGTTTATTCTCGTACATTCTCGTGTCTTCTGCATATACTAACAACCTAACATTAATGCTGTTATTCCTGCGAATAATAGACCGGTTGGAAGCGACCATGCAAGTAGCATCTTGTCGTCACGCCATGTTGGTCCTACTTCTGAGAAGAGGTTGATGAGTGCAGTGGCAGCAAGAGAAGCACAAATAATTGTTGCGAAACCGCAGAAGAGAATAAATGTGTTGTAAAGTGCTGCTAACATCTGTGCTCCTGTCTTATGCTGACAATCTTATTGCCTTGTTGTTTGAGACGTGCAATGAATACCCATCCTGTTGATTGTTGAAAGCGGGTTGTCTTTGTCTCACCCCACCTTGTCTTCCATGTTACTATAGTCATGTTTACTTCCTTTTTGTTAGTGTTACGGTTTGGTTGTATGTTATGCTACCTCAATCGGCCAGTAGGCAACGACTTTGTGGTCGAGTGACTCTAAAAATGCAACAGTGAGATCGATCTCGTCGAATGGTACGATCATGTAATTGTCTGCACCGTTGGCGTTGATGTAATAGATGTGATGTAACATGTTTGCTCCTTTGGTTGAATACATTATAATTATACTACTTGTTTTTGCCTTTTGCACGGGCTATGTGGTTAAGTGTGTCAACTACAGATATCATCACGTAGAAGCTACCTGTTATAACTAGTTGTACCCACCACCCAGCGAGAACCCACCACCAAGACCAATCAATGACATTGGCTAACTTAAGCCCGATAAGCATAACAACAAATAAGTCAATGATTCCTATTCCGGATCCTTTCATTTGTGTGTTTTTGTTTTCCATTATTACCTCCTTTGTTGGTTACATTATAATTATAACACTCCCCCACTTAATTTGCAGGAATGTACACAATCTGGTAAGTGTATCCCAATCCTGTGTCTGCAATGTGGTAGCTACCCACGTTGCGGAAGTCCAGTACATTGTAGCGTAACAGCCTCTCGTCACAGCATGCCAACCAATCCTCATTGGCTCTATCTGTCGCTTCACTCAGTGTCAAAGCCTTCATTGGCATGCTGTCGTTCCCTGCGCCCTTCTTTCGGACAATCACGTATGTCCCTTGTATCTTTATAGTCATTTCCACCTCACGCGCTTATTCCAAAGTGTGTCTCTAACTCTGCTGCTATGATCAGCACATTCTTCTCGCCGTCACGCATGCTCTTCAACAGCGTCATAAGGACCTCACGCTCTCCTGGATCTTGCAGATCAAGGTGTTCCTTTGCTTCTTCATATGCCTCTTTGGCTGCGACATACGCCTCTGTCTCTTGGATGACCGCTGAGAGGTACGCTGTCTTAAGTCGACCTACCTCTGCCTTCTCCAGTGGTGTCATGTCGTCTGTGTTGTGTAGTAGTTTCGTGAAACGCTGTGCTTCTTTTGGTGTCATAATTACTGTCCTCCCTTTTTACGTTCAACGTTTGCGTACCAGATGACGTCACCTTTGGCGACCAAGAGTTTTTGCGTTGCTTCCTCTTCTGTCAACCGATTGTCAATATATTCTCTTATCACTGCAATTGTACGATCGTCTTGCCAAAAGCCTCGTGGTTTACGTTTTATGTCAGATGAAAGATATGGCCAAGTTTTTGATTTCATATGTTACTCCAAGATGTTGGCATTTAAGAATTTTGATGCCGTATAGATGAATGATATGTTGATGATGATGAATAGTGCAAAGTGTCCTGCTGTCATCATATCGTCTCCTGTAATGTTGTTGTAAAGATGCCGTAAGTTGGTGATCAATACCCACCCTGTCCGCGACAGTAACCACCTGTCACACCACCACCAACCTACGGAGTATTATTTTGCTCTACACCTCCAAGCCTTTGGCTTCTGCCAACCACTGAGGGATAGAGAGGGTGCCACCAGAGATAGCACACTTGCTTCTGGGCATCCAGTGTTCCGCACCACCTATGTTAACTAGGAATGCCTTGGGTGATTGTCTGACCAGCTGGCAGCTGAACTGCACAAATCTGTTCTTGTCCACCTTCGGTTCCACATCCAAGCTTTGAGGTGCTGGTACATCGAAGTTCATGTTGAATAGCTCACCCAATTGCTTCCAGTGGAGCTGAGCAATATGACGGGCATAGTCAACTACTGTTTTGTGTTTGTGTCCTACATAGCGACGGAAGACCTGTTCTGCTTTGGGGTGAGAGAGGGATCTAGCCGGCCACTTCTTTTGTCCGGTAGACATTTGGATTCCTGTGACGAACTCGTAGAACCGGGTACCGACTTTGCCGTACGCCGCTGAGAAGCCTTCGCCGTTGAGGTTATGTGTGCTCTTAGAGCGAAGTTCACCAGCCGTCTGGTTGTTAGCCAAGATGATAATAGCTGCGTCGACTGCTGCAGGGTTCTCGAGGATTGTGATGATTTGTTGTTTTGTATGGGTCATAGTTACTCCTTGTTGGTTGGTTACCTTACTATTATAACACGCTGTTTTAAGTTTTACACGAGCTTCCATTACAGGAAGCTTCTCATAATTTCAACCCATCTATCCAATGTGAATAGACCTTCGAAGTCATTTTCATTTCCTCCCTCATAATTGTATGAGAGTTCTGAGTCGTAGACATGTGTGACTTTTTGAGCTCGAAGGAACCGAATGATTTCCTCTAGAACGGGACCGGCCCATCCTTCTTCTTCCGCTTGTTTAGAGGTGAAGTGTTTTGTCATATTATAAGTCGGATCATATGCTGGACCACATCCTGAGTAGGTGATGAGGATATAATTCCATCGCTCTCCAATCTTCTCAGGCTTAGTTGTGTCAATGATTTGTCCCATTCCAGAAGGGGGTGAACGATAGTCTATTGAAAAGTAACGCATAAATAACTCCAAGGTTGTAAGGTGTTTATATTATAATGGGTGACAGAATAATATGCATGAGCGGGGTGTCTCCGTTTTATCCCCGCCCCGAAGGGACCGGTTATTCGGCCGCTTCATCAGCAGCTGCATCAGCCTCCTCTACAGGGGTAACAATGTAACGGAGCTGAAAAGCATTAACTTGGGACTTATCCAGTTCTGTTAGCTTGCCGTCAACCTTTTTAAGGCCTACCTTAGTTAAGAACCCTGACTCTGTTAACTTTGTAAGAGCCTTAAGGATAGTCCCTCTATCAGCTTCGATATAGGTCATAAATCCTAAGCTGTGAGCCGCTGGTTTCACGGACCAATAACGGTTCCCTCCGTGAGCATCAGATGCAACCAAAGCTTTGATAGCTGACATGGTGCCTTCTAACAGT